CTTCCTCACAGATGAGGTAGGTTGGGAGTATTCCCCCGAGATAAACCGCTACCTCAATCGTAGCTTGCGTGCTGTGAACGAGCATGGTGCAATAGAGCTTCTCACCCATCTAGATGATGAGAATAAATGGCACTATGTCAGCATTAGTTCTTTTTCTGCAACGACTGTCATTCCTGAGTCGAAGCTCTCTGAGTACATCGCTCGCCTCTCCCTCTGGCGTGATCGACTGAACGCTCCACTGGATAGTCCTGGACTTTCTCTGAATGGTGTCAATCGTTGGCGTTTCGACCTGCCAAGTGTGGCTGATAAAGGTGGACTTAGTCTACGCCTTGACCTTCCACTTCTTCTCTCTATGGGGCAGGATCTCTACCAAGACCTAAATGAGAAGAACTACACGCTCATTGACCTCACAAGTGATGGTCCAAGTGGGCGTCAATTTGGTCGAATTGATTACCTCCAGAAAGCCAAAGAGCAGCAGAAGTATATACAAATGTTCACTGATCGGATCACAGGATGTCGCCTTAGCTTTGGCCTTGCTGCTAAGGGTGAGGCTGAGTCCGACCCTGTGCAGTACTTAACTATTAGTATTGGAGGTGCTCTTGGTTGGTCAGATAATGATCCTAAGGATTCTAGTGCCTTGCCTTACATTTTCTACGGATCCTATGATGACGAGGATAAACTGAAGTGGGGAACTAGCTGGAACCACCCAAATATTGGGGCAGAAGATTTCCTTGGCGAAGGCCTGCATATTCCCCTCCCTCCGAAAGCTTTCCACCACCTAGAGCTGACCGTCTACACGCTTCCGCACTTCTACCACCGCAAGGATAACCATCCACAGCATTACCGTGATTGGTCTCTCTGGAGTGTACCGAGCATTATTGCCCTGCAAGCTCCTGCTCTCTGGCTGGCTGATGCACTCGGGAGGAAAGAGAGTGATCTAGCTCCCGACCGGAAGGAGCGTTACCGATTTACCCAGAGTACAGACGAAGGTCTTGATGAAGAACTTCACCTCTCAGATGGAACAGGTCTACCCACGCTAGCACCAGCTATTGTCCGTACAGCAGATGGAGCACCTCTCAACAAGAGAAATCGTACCACCGATGACTACTTCAGCCAGTACACTCTCTCAGGTTATCGTGCGGAGTGCTTTGGTGCAGTCTATGGCTCACTTCCTGATCGAGGGTTTGAGCTAACAGGCACCTTCCGCTATCGTCCCGAGATTGCCCGCTCTACTTATATGGGACTCAATTGGCTCACTATCTCACGGGAGATAGACATCCAACAGATGACGGAACGAGGGACATATCATCAGCTGCGTCCTACCTCCGCTATTCGTCCTGAGAGCCTTAAACCTGAGGTTATCGAAGGGCGTCGCTCCCGAGGGGAGACCTATGACACTACATCACCAAGATATGTCGAACGCGGTAACAGACCTCCTCAGAGGCGTAGATAAGCCAAAGACTACTGGAGATCTCTTCGTACGCCTCTGCACCAAGGAACTTGGTGTGGAGTGCGTACGTGAGTTAGTCTTTCACCCGAAGCGTAAGTGGCGCTTTGACTATGCCTTCCCTGCCCAGAAGATCGCCCTCGAAGTGGAAGGAGGCATCTTCACTGGAGGGCGCCATACCCGTGCTAAGGGCTTTCTCGGTGACATTGAGAAATATAATCAGGCGACCCTGCTCGGTTGGCGTCTATTCCGTGTCACTCCACAGAACCTCCTGCGCACTTCGACAATGCAGATCCTTAGGCAGGCCATCAATACCACGCCTTAATTCCCTCCCAGTCCATATTATGCCCAATCCTAATCCCCCTATCCAGCAGCGATTACGAACTTGTATATCCCGTGCCGACGCTGTTGAGCTGAGACGGCTTCGTAAACACTTTGGTTTCCGAAGTGATTACCATCTTTTCCAAGCCTCTGTTCTTCTGGTTCTTCGCCTACTGCAGCGTGCCGAGCAACGGGAGATAGACCAGATTGACGAAGCTACTATTGAGGAGACATTTACCGCTCTATCCGAATGGGAGTTACCAGAGTTGGGTGCCCGCCCACGTCGTGGCACTCGAGGAGCTGAGCTCCTCCACCTACTCTTCGGGCGGGAGGACAGCACTACCGAAAGTTCTACCTGTATGCAGGCTCTTCCGAAAAGTCATCCCGATGCCCGAAGCTGGTATACCCACTTTGTCAAACTTCATTACAACCGTCTATATAGCCTCTTTGCCTCTCGAAGTCAACGCCCCACGTCTGACGGGATGACACCCCTGGATCTCTTCCACGAGACACTTCTTCGTCTGCAAATCCCACCCGCCTCTATCATTGACTGGCCAAGCTATGAGAGTTGGGCACTAGAGAAATTTCATCAGACACCTGTACATCCCGATCATGAGGGCGACGCAGTATCCACTCAAGTGAATGTCTCATGATGAGGCGCCATCGAACCGAGGAGTATGCCCACCTCATGAATAGCCGGGCATGGCGCCGCCTACGCATGTCATACCTATTACAACACCCACTTTGTGAGGACTGCCTACTAAAGGATTGCACTACACCGGCAAAAGAGGTTCACCATATCTATCCAATAGAACGAGCGGCAGGACGCCCAAACGATATGAAGCGTTTATGCCTTGACCCAGCAAACTTAAGAGCTCTATGTCATGCCTGCCATGTCAAGGCGCACCAGCGACTGGCGAGCTCAAGCAAGCAGGAGGCTAAGGCTCGAGCAAGGGAGGCTCTCGACGCCTTCACCGAGCGCTACTTGGCAGTACCTGATGATGTGAAGGCGTAAAGCGCTTACCCCTGCAGAGTACAAGGGTAAGCGCCACAAGGCTGTCAGTAGCTCGCTTGCTACTCATTCTCTTTCCTTTCGTACTGCAATGATATGTAAAACAAGTGGATAGAATAGTGATAACTGTCTATTTATTAGTGATTTATATTTCTTCAAGATAGGGGGGGAGGGTGTTTTTTAGGAGTAGATGCCCCCCTGCATACCACCCCTCGCTCCCTTTTCTACGCACAAGGTGAAAAAGTCGTGTGGGGGTAACTGCTCAGGACAAATCCAGGGGCTCCATGAAGACGCGAAGAGGTGAATGGGAGTTTGGGGGGGGGAGACTTGGGGGCAAAAGTCATGTTTCGGACTGTAAGAGTAAACTACCCCGAATACAATGACCAAAGACGAAACGATCCGCTTCCTACGGGAATGCCTGCAGGCCATCGGCTCCTATTCTTCAGCTTTCGAGCCGCTGCTGGATGACTTGTCAATGGCTATTGAGGTGCGAGATATGGCCTACGAACGAATCGTAGCTGAAGGTGTCACACTTGAGGAGCTGAGCCGTGAGGGAGATCCTCGCAAGCGAGCTAATCCAGCTTGGCCGATGTTCATTGAGAGTTCGAAGGAGGTACGCACCAAGCTCGCTGCCCTTCAGATGACGGTCTCTACGGCGAAGTTCACCAGTGGGGATGAGTTTGACAAGCTAAATTATAAGCTCAAGCAGATCTATGACGAAGTCACTAAGCCGAGAAGAAGCCATAGCTCTGAAAAGCGCTCTGGTCAAAAGACTGCAAAGCGCTAAGATCCCATACGCCCGTTTTACGAAGCTTGATAAGCGCCTCTCTGATTACGTTCGAGGTTGTATAAAGCATCCCGAACTACACAATCTCTATGAGCTCTTTTCCGTAGAACATTTCTTGCGTAAGGTTCAGACGTATGTTCTCTGGGATGAGAAGGTACGCCACTTCATTACCTTCTATGAGAATATCCGTCTCCCTTCGGCTGAGGGAATGGTTTTCTTTGAGCTTACTCCGGTACAGGTCTTTCAATTCACTAATATCTTCTGGTTCTACCACGAGGATGGGGAGCGTAGGCTTGTTCGAGAGGTGTTACTATTCGTACCCCGTAAGTTCAGTAAGACGACTGGCATAGCTACCCTTGCCGTTTACGACCTCCTTTATGGAGATGCCAATGCTGAAAGCTATGTTGGTAGCAATAGTTACCAGCAGTCACAGGTCTGTTTTGGGGTGATTTCGAAGATACTCAAGGCACTTGATCCGTCACTTCGTCGTTTCAAAATTAACCGTGAGCAGGTCTTTAATCGTATGCCTGGAAAGATGAGCATTTCCCGCTGCCTGGCCTCTGCTGCTGACCGACTTGATGGACTGAATGCTTCACTGGTAATCATTGATGAATACGCACAGGCTGACAGTAACGACCTAAAAAGCGTCCTCACCTCATCAATGGGGGCTAGGAAGAACCCGCTCACCTTTGTTATCACTACCGCTAGCGACAAGGTGGATACCCCATTCACGGAGATGCTTGATGCCTACAAGTCCATTCTCCGGGGCGAGGTAGTGAACGATAGCATCTTCGCTCACATCTTTGAGCCTGATGCCACGGACGAGGAGGGCGACCCACAGACCTGGGTGAAAGTACAGCCTCACCTTGGCGTGACCGTATACCCGGAGTACTATGCAGCCGAATACGAGAAGGCTCAGCTCACTGCCGGAGAAATGAAGACCTTCCGTAATAAGCTACTTAACATCTTCGCTCGAGACGAGCGGGAGACGTGGGTAGAAAGGGCTGTGATTGAAAAAGCCTTTCTCCATGTTCCTGTAGAGTTACTCCGTGGTAAGCGTACCATGTGTGCCGTTGACCTCTCTGTGCGAGATGACTTCAGTGCTGTTACCTTTCTTGTCTATGACCCGAGCCGTGTACTCGAAGGCTGCACCACAGTTTGCCCTTTCCACGCCATCACCCACTACTTCTTCCCAGCTGGCCAGCTGGCCAGGCACGCTAATAGGGAGCTCTACAAGCGCTGGGTGGATGAAGGGTACCTCACCCTCTGTGAAGGGGACTGTATTGATTACCAGCTTATCGTGGACACCATTCTCTGCCAGTCGCTAAATATCCTCAAGATAGGCTACGACCCCTATAAGGCGTTGGAGTTTACTAACCTCCTGCTTGCTACCCCAGGAGTGGGGAAGGCTAATCTGGAAGCCATTCCTCAGACTAACGGGAGTTTCAACACCTCTGTTGACACATTCGAGGCGACTCTCTCCCGGAACCAGATCACATTTGAACCTAACCCCATTACTTCCTACTGCTTTTCTAACGCTGTCATTGACGAAGACCGTCTGGAGAACCGTAAGCCTATTAAGGCTACGCCCACTGAGAAGATTGACGGCGCTATCACCTGTCTCATGGGCTTCTGGCTCTTCAATCACTATAAAGTATCCCTATGAACCTTTTCTCCTCCCTCTTCGCGCTCTTTCGGCGTTCGAGTACCACCATCAGCTCATCCGCTGATAATCTTACGACCTTTCTTGACAGCTTTACTCCAAAGAAGCGTAGTGCCGATGTCTCCAGTCCTGATAGTGCCATGGCCATCGCTAGCGTATACCGTTGCGTGGACATCCTCTCCGGAACTATTGCTTCCTTGGAGCTTCAGCACCTACGTAAGACGGGGCGTATCTTCAAACTTGACGAAGATAGTCAACTAAACCTTCTCTTCCAGGGAAAGGCTAATGACAGACAGAACTTCTTCACTCTCCTACAGAACGCCGTCATCCGCCTACTACTATCAGGTAATGCTTACATCTTTCCCCGCTTTGACCAGCGAGGGCAGTTGGAGAGCCTGATACTGCTTAGCGATGGAGCTGTCGCCTTTGACCCCTCCCGTAATCGCTACTTGGTCAACGATCCTATCTTCGCTATCACGGGTGAATACTCTGCCGAGGAGATCATTCATCTGAAGAATAAGAGTCTTGATGGTGGTTACACCGGCGTCTCTACCATTCGTTATGCTGCGCTCAGTCTCTCGCTTAGTGCCAATGCCGATCGTCAGACCAATGACGGTATTCTATCGGGAAACCAGAAGTCTGGCTTCCTGGTTGGTGGCAATGAGCTCCAGGGTATCGGTGCTCTCTCGGAAGACGTATCTGATCGTATTACTGAGCGCGTCAATCGCGAGATCAACCAAGGCCAGCGGATTATCCGCCTCTCTGGAAGCATGCAGTTCATCGAAAGCTCGATGTCTAACTCTGACGCCGAACTCCTTGAAGTACGTAAGTATTCCGTCCTTGATGTCTGCCGCTTCTTTGGTGTTCACCCCTACATGGTCTTTGCTGACCAAAGCACGAACTACAAAGAGGCAGAGAACTCTCAAATCAATTTCCTTAACCAGACTCTTCGTCCCTTCCTGAGACAGATTGAGCAGGAGTTTAGTGACAAGCTCCTCCCACGAACTAAGCGAGGACAGCAGCGTATTCGCTTTGACCTCTCAGGCCTCTTTGCTACCGACCTACGTACCCGAGCCGACTATGTCAAGAGCTCGGTCGAATCTGGCGTGATGACACCCAATGAAGGTCGCATCTTCGAGGGTCGAGAGCCTCTCCCTGGTGGAGACCAACTCTTTATTTCCTGCAATGTTGCTCCTCTTACCAGCGCCAAAATCAGCGGTGAGGTCACTCATACAGCAAACAGTTGCTCTGATGATAGTGGCGAAGTGGAGTGAGGATAGCAGGTTTATGCATCTAACTGATAATTCGTACCACCTCTTGCAAAGGGGCTAGTCGCTGGAATGTCAAACGGCCCTCGCTCTCTCTAAAAAAAAGACGCCCCCAAGTCCCATAAGGACTCTGGGGGTATCCTTATTATCTATGACTAAGACTTTGCAAATATGGGGACAAATTCTGCCATCTCAGACGTAATGGTAACTAACCCCGAAAGTATGCCGCCTATCAATCAACCATTCCACGAGCGTCGCTCCTTCGACCTACCTGCCTCCTTCCCTCACCTTGGGGAAGGGGAGACCTCTCGAAGTATTCATGGCTTGGCCATCGTTTACGAAGCTGAGAGCGAAGTTATGTATGACTGGTGGGAAGACCGCTCCTTTGTTGAGATTGTTCACCGTGGTGCTGTCACGGAAGATCTGCTAAAGACCTCCGATATACTAGCCCTCTATGAACACGACCGATCCAAGCTGCTCGCTCGCTCCTCACAAGGCGAAGGCACGCTCCAGCTGACTATCACGGACGAAGGTCTCCATTACCACTTTGATGCCCCCGCTACTCAGCTGGGTGACGATACACTTGAACTCCTTCGCCGTGGTGACCTCCGCTCCTCTTCTTTCCTTTTTGGTGTGAAGACAGGAGATACCCGCTGGGAGCAAAAGAGCGATGGTACATGGATCCGCCACATTGACCACTTCTCTTTCCTTGGGGATGTCTCTGTGGTTAGCCTTCCCGCTTACCCCGCATCTAACGCTAGTGCCGAGCGTAGCCGTCAGACCCTCACCGAAGAGCGTTCCCACTTTCTATCACAGGTCGAAAGTGGCCTATCACCTGAAGAGCAGAAGGCTAAAGAAGAAGTTCGTCATTTATCCCCACTAGAAGTCCGCGCACTCCGCCGTGCTGACCTCCTCTCCAACCATTAATCCTCTTTAACACAATTCCAATCCTATGACCAAGGAACAAGAAGAGCTCCAGAAGCTCCATGCCCGCTACAAGGAGCTTCAGGAAGCCCGCCATGCGGGAAAGATCACTGAGGCCGAAGAACGTGAGCTCATCCAGCTATCCGAAGACCTCAGTGAACGCAGTGTGGACCAGCTTGTAGCGAAGGCTACTCAGATGGCACAAACCGAGCCGGACGAAGAGAAGGCTAAGCGCTTTCTTGAAACCGCCCGCCGTGCCTACGACACACGCTCCTCTTTCGATCTGGAGACACGTGCCACCACGATGACAGCGCAGGTTGAATCTGCACGTCCCATCCTTATCAATGACATCATTCAGCCACTGGAAGCTGAACTCATACATACTAAGGTTGGACTGAAGATCCAGACAGGAGTTGTCGGCCAGCCGGTATGGCCAGTACTGGCTGGTGTCACTGCCACTATTGCAGGGGAAGACGTCGCTCTCAACGACCAGGCTTTGAACCTTGATAAGATCACCGCCAAGCCTGAGCGTGTCGGTGTCTATGTTCCTGTTACCTCTCAGGCGCTCAGTGCTACAAACATTAATCTGAGAGCTATCGTCCTAGAGCGCGAGGGAATGGCTGTAGGTGCTGCGCTCAACAAGGCTATGTTCGCCACCGTTGCTCCTAGTGCTCCGAATAACGGTATCGGAACCATCCTGGCCGCACCCTACGCTGCGCCTGTTACCTCGGCTTGGGCTGCTGCCGTCCCTCCAACCTTTAAGGATATTGTCTCCATTGAGGCTGAAGTCCTGGGCAAGGACGTCAAGGCTGACGAAAGCACAGCCTACTTTGTCCATCCAAAGACATACTGCCTGCTCAAGTCAACTCCTATCGAAAAGGGAAACCCACAGATGATACTGCAAAACGGGATGATGAACGGTTATCCCGTTATCGAAACCACTTGTATGCCTGAGGATGCGATCCTCTTTGGTGTGCTCTCCTACGCTGTCCTTGCTCATCACGGCTCTGGCGACCGTTTCTTTGCTCAGTACAACGGAAAGAATGATAGGGTAGACTTCACTCTTAACGGTGATTACTCTCTCACGGTACTGCGTAAGGAAGCCTTCGCTGCTCTTAAGCGTAAGTAGGATACAGGCTTAAGCTAATGCATATGCCCCGATACCTCACCCTCCCCGAAGCAAAGAAGCACCTCAACGTAGACCACGATGAGGATGACGACTTCATTACGGAGCTTATTGATGTGGCCGAAGACTTCTTGGTAGGCCTGCTGAATCGTTCTGACCTATATGGTGTTGAGGAGATCAGTGGAGTTCTCCCTCCAGCGCTGCGCCATGCTCTCAGGATGATAGTAGCCCGCTTCTATGCCGATAGGGAGGGCTATAGGTTGGGGCGTATGACTGAGCTTCCCTTCACTATATCTGCACTCATCTCTAAGTATCGACTGGAGCAATGAACGCTGGAGCCTTCACTCACCGTCTAGTCTTTTATAGGGCTGAACGAGTGCAGAGCGCCTCGGGAGCCGTCCGTGAGGAGCAGATCGAAGCCTTTCGAACTCGCGCCTTCCTTAAAACTCTACGCCCTACCCTTGATAAAGATGGACTGCAGGCCCGTGAAGTGGTAGATCCTTCGCTCCTCATTTTTGTGGTGCGAGATGACCGACGCCTCACCGCTTGTCATTGGATACGGTGGCGGGATGACCTTTATAGTATCGTCCTGCTCAAGCCAATGAGTGACCGAACTGTTGAGATTACTGCTAAAAGTACTGATGAGTAATGCCCGAAGTTGTAAGCCTCAACGGCCTGTCCGAAATAGAGGGTTTCCTCTCACGCCTTCGTGACGCACCTAGCCCTGAGCGACTACGTGAACCCTTTTTCCGCGCTGCTGAAGTCTACCAACAGGATGTAAGGAGCACTCTGCCCGCTCTCTACAAGCAGCCAAACCGTAACGGACACATACCACGTGGTAACCTCATACGAGGTCTCCGTCGACGTATGCCACGTCGAAGCCGTGGAGGGCGTATATCCCTTTCCATAGGATTCTATTATGTGAATGGACGTGGGGCCTACGATCAGATGCAGGCAGCTAATCACGCTCACCTCATAGACCAAGGTACAGGAGACCGCTACACCAAGGATGGAAAATTCCGTGGACGTGTCTTAGCGAACTACTTCTGGACACATGCTAGGCAAAGGCAACGCCAACGTGCCCAGCAGATTCTTCTCAGGGGTGTAACTCATTCCCTTTCATCTATCTGACATTAAAATTAAGGTATGTACCTAGACCCTAACCGTAAATGGCGCTCAGCCCAGTGGGTGCGCTCTCAGCTCCTACAGTGCCAGGAGCTGACCGACCTTCTCGGTGGGAAGATCTTCCCCATCCTCGCTCCTGAGGATATTGCTGGCGACTTCATCGCTGTCTACCGCTCAGCCTACGGTCGGGAATACGATAAGACGGGAGACGCCCACAGTATCACCACCGTGACCGTCCTCTGCATCTGCAATGACTACGACCGCTCCCTCCAGCTGTGCGAATTAGTAGACGCCGTCCTTGATGGCGGGCGCAATGATGAGGTGGACAAGGTCTTTGGTGCTTCCTCCACCACAGGCATTACTGCCACTCTTGATAGCAGCGAAGAGTACTTCCAGGACGGAAAGATCGTCCAGAGTCTCACTTTCGCCATTTCTTAACCCTCAATAATTCAATCTCCTATGGGCTCAACCCCAACACCCCAGAAGTTCGACAAGAACAAAGATCTCCTCAAGGGTGAGATCACCATGGTCTTCCTCAATGACCTCCTCTTCGCTTACGCCAAGAAGGATGACTTCAAGTTCACACCCAGTCAGATTGACGTTGCTAGCAAGCTCTCGGGCAAGTTTGATGACAAAATGGGTGGAAAGAATGAGTGGTCACTCTCCGTTGACGCCCTCGTATCTGCCACAAAGGGACATATGTCCTACGACACCCTAGAGCACATTGCCGCTAGTGGCAAGGCTGTCACGTTCGAATTAGCGCGTGTCACTGTCTCCGATGAAAATGGTGTGCGTACGGTCACCAAGGGGGATATCATCCGCAAAGGGCGTGTCATCGTCTCTGACCTCTCCAAGAGCAGCCAGAATGGCGAATACGAAACACTCTCCTGCACACTTAACGGATCAGGGCCACTCCTTACCGCTTCAGGTAAAGAAGTCGGCAGCGCTGAAGCCCTCACTGAGGCAGGTATCACCCTCTCCTAATGGCACAGCCTATTCCCACCCTGCGTGTCACGCTCCGTGCGGTACTCCTCTTCGAGAAGCTCTCCGCACGGAGCTTCGCTTCTATTGACTTCCAAGATAAGGATGACGCTGAGCTCTTTATTTATTGCCTCCAGCGGAATACTCCTGGTGGGATACTCCTGCCCTACGATCTCTGGCGTAGCATCTTGAAAAGTGAGGCTATCAGCGCCGGTTACTATAAGTCACTCGGTAGAGCTATTGAAGAGCTGGGAGAAATATCGCTGAGCCTAACGAAGGAGAATAGCGAAGAAGCTGACGCCTTTGGTGTTTTGGATGAAGGGCCGACTACTTTTACCTCAATAGCCACGCTACTCATTGTCGAGGGCAGCCTTAGTCCAGATTACGTGATGGATCACTTAGAGCTCTGGGAGCTACCAGCTCTACTATCCGCCCTTGAGCAGAAGAAGCGTGAGAAGCTAGAGCACTCTCGCCTCTTCACCTGGCTCACCATGCTGCCTCACCTTGCTCAGGATTCTGCTGACAGTCCAGAGGCACTACTTCCATTTCCCTGGGAGAAAGATAAGCGTGATGAAGAGCGCACCTCTATCTACGACCTCATTCACAGTGCTACCTACATTCCTGAGAGCAACTAACACTAGTTCCCCATCTACCCATATCCCTTACTCTGACAAAGCATATCCTTTCCTCCGATGGCCAATAACCTCTCCTTCTCTGTCCGCCTAGAACTTCTAGCGGACAAGTTCCGACAGCAGGCCGAAGGAGCCAAGAATGCCCTGCGTAGCATCCAATTCCAGGCCTTGGCAATGGCCGGAGCACTCGGTGCAGGTGTTACCTCACTCCAGGGGCTTCTATTCTCATTGATAGATACCGCTCGAGAGGCTGGGCGTGCCCGCACCGTACTCAGGAACGTTAGCCAAGACGCTCGTGAATACGGGCAAAGCATACGTTTCCTTAGTGAGCTATCGAATAAATATGGGACAGACCTCATCGGGCTAACAGACGCCTTTGCCAAGTTCAAGGCGGCCGCCACGCCCGCAGGTATTGCTGTAGCAGAGCAGGAGCGCATCTTCTCTAACATCTCTAAAGCGATGGCCTCTTTCGGAATATCTGGAAGCGAAGCCTCCCTGACGATGGTAGCCATTACTCAGATGATGAGTAAAGGGAAGATTTCCAGTGAAGAGCTACGCCGTCAGCTGGGAGAGCGTATGCCAGTTGCTATGCAGGCCATGGCTAATGCTGCAGGCGTATCTATGGAACAGCTTGACAAGCTGCTCAAAGATGGGAAGCTCCGATCGGCTGACATTATGGGCAAGTTCTCCGACGAACTGGCTAAGCTTTCAGGCGAAACGAGCACTGACAACCTTGAAGCCTCGCTGGGACGCCTCAAGAACAGCTTTACCGGTCTAACCGACAACCTCCATATCTACGACCACTTCAAGACCCTTATAGATAAGGTCAAGGGACTACTGGAGTACCTCAAGGACCATCTCTCGAACTTCTACATCTGGGCCGGAGGTCTGCTGGCTACTCGCCTCTGGGGTAAGTTCTCCAATGCCTGGAACCAGGCGAGTGCTGCCATCCGAGCTAGCCAGGCGA